AGTGTAACTGCTGGAGCTGCTGGGGCAAATGGTGCTGCTACATCAGCTACACGAGCATCTAATGCAACACCTGTATTGTCAGAAGACCAAACTAATTCAATATAATCATTTGCATTTAGCGACTCAGCAAATGTCCTTGATTGCACCGCAACAGCTGTTCCACTTTCAAGAGATCTAATTAGTGTAGTATTTGGAACATCAATGCCATTTTTCCTAAACCACATCTTAATATTTTTAATACTACTATTTGTTGCTGTAAGCTGAAATGAAGCGTTAAAAATATAATAACCAGAATGCAGAACTTTAATATGAGATTGAATGGTATCAATCACAACACCATTAGATATTGATGTCGTATCAAATGTAATAGGGTACGCCGTATTGATTGCGGCAGGACTATCATCAGTAGTTTTTACAAATGAACCATAATATTTTTGTTGTTCCAGAATTGGCCTTACAAATATTTGACCATTCATAGCCGATGAGGTTACAACACCAATTGGAATAACTGCATTTGGCGCTGTCGGTTTTACCGATGTTAGACCACCAATCACAGAAGGGTTTGCATAAACCACACCAACAGATAATCCTGTTGTATTTATATCTCGAACCCGACCAAACTGCGTAACCCTGCCTCTTGCTCCATTCAGAATATCATGCGTGGCTAAGCCAAGAACATACATTGGAGGAACCGAGCCATTGGCGTTGTATAGCGAAACCACTGTTCCTGATCCAGTCAAACCAACTAGAGATCCGTTTAATATTGTTGATCCAGTTGTATTTGTGACTTGGATAAATATTTCCTCACCGACTTGTTGGACTACACCATTCGAGTGGTCAATGTTTAATGTGTCATCTGCGCCATAGCTCAATCTAGCAATTTTATTTGCATGTGGAGCATTTGGATTTAAATCAATGTAATCAAAGCTGTTGGCTTGCTCTTGAATTAAAGAAATATGATTTTCTTTTTCTTCATCTTGATTGGCAGGGCTTGTAGCTGACAATTCAGCAATTCTTTCAAGCGCATCAATTATACTAAGCGCCAATGCTGCCATAGACCCAGCATTCTCAGCAGACACAGAAACTTCATTAATTAACTCAATGTTTGTTTCATTGTTGACATCAACATCAATGAATAAATTTTCGAATGCCTTAATCGATCTTTGATTTGGGAGAAATTCAGCTAAATCAGAGCGCGTTAATCTTAAATTCTTATTCGCCATAATTACACCGCCAATGGTTCGATTTGAATTTCCAAACGAGCAATTGATAGCCTGCTATCACTTGTGCCATTAAATTTTTGTATACGCCAATTTCGCATGTGCCCTTGCTGCAACCAAACAAGTCGTTTAGCTCTATCACCAAGTTCACCTGAATAAATAAATCTTGGTTGCGACCAAAGAACGCCATTCACTGAGTATTGAGTGCTAATTGTTGGATTCTTTTTAAAGTCTACATTTCCAGTCAAGCACACCAATTCGATACGATGAAAAATAGCACCTCTTGACTCATTATAAACAATCGTTGTGCCGAACTCCCAGCCAACGACTTCGCCATAATGATTTGAATGCTTATTAGTTGTTGTGCCGAGTTTACTTAAAGTTGGGTGTCCAGCAATCCATTTGTCATAACACCACACATGATTTTTTGCATTGTATTGTGATAATTCAATACCTGATGACAACTTGAACCAAACTGGCTGACCTGTTGCCTGTGATGCAGCAGCATCGTAAACAAGTGTTTGGCTTGGTAAGTGAATATATAGCCATTGGTGGCCATCTTGCATTAGTGTTTCAACAAGGCAATTTGATAATTCTTCCTCAGTAAATTCATGCAAAGTTTGTTCAATTTCACGATTTGAAATTCTTTGTGCTTGGCCTGTTGCGCCAATCCAAACTGCTACAGGCTCATTTCTACCACTGCCAATAAATGCTAAAGCATCCATGAATTTACAGCATGTGTATGTTCCAACAGTTCCTTTTTGAATTACCGCACCTTCAATCCGCTGAAATGGAAATAACTCACCCCCCACGTTGTCGTACACCTCAATTGTATATCGACCAATTGAATAGACTTCATTGCTTAATTTTTGCAATGCAAGAACAGGATCAGGATCAATTTCAGAGCTACCGTATTTCAATGGATTTACCTGAAAAGGATCAAGCAATTCGGTAACAATAAGAAACTCACCATCAGTTACCATGAAATAACCATCAATCCAAACAACATCATTAATTTTACCTAAGTCACCATCGGTTATTTGCTTTAATTCAATTTTATTATATAGGTACAACCTGTCAGATGATCGAATAGCCAAATAGTCAAATGAGTAATCAAATGAGCATTGACCGCTACCACCAACATCACCGATGATTTGCGCAATGCCATCGCTTAGGACTTTAACTAAATTGGTTCCGCAAACTCGATAGCACTCACCATCCCAATTGATACCACCACGATCCAATCCACCAATTACAGCAAATTCATCAATACCATCAGCAGGGCGCAAATACCCACTAGAAATACCTTCTTCTTTTGGAACGGGAATTAGGTTTATTGGGTATGAGGTTCTGAAATCAGATAAATCATTTGCATAAACGCCATTCATAACAGGTATTTGCATTTTAACTATCCCATTTATCACTTTAAGCACTTACAAGTAAAAATAATAACAACACAGCTAGATCTTTAGGTATGGCTATGTTGTTATTCTACGCTATTTTAACTAGTCCACATTTCATCTACTTGCTCATGAGATAGCTCTAGAGAAATACGTGCTTGTTCGATAAATGGATCGGTACGGTTGAAATATAATGCACGGTTATAAGCAATGGATAACTCAATATCGGTTTTTATTAATTCCTGTACCTGCTGATACAAACCAAATTTATTGAGCTTTAGATCAAAGTCCATTGGTACAAGTGTGGGCATTCGATCGCGGATTAACCTTATCTTTTCTTCATTACTTAGATATTCATCAGGATTTAAGTGCTGATCTATTTCACTGACTGTCATTTTTGTAAAAGACTCATCAACTAGATTTAATTGGTCAACATCAAACTCATACACAAAACCATTTTTCTTATAAAAATTACGCATATTCACCCTCTAACCATGTGGCGATTGTTTCAGAAGTTGGCACTAGGTCGGTAGGAACTGTAATAAATACCTCATATGTAGCATTTGGAGGTATCTCAACATTACCACCAACAATATAACCACCCGATGAGCTAGCAACATTGATTGTTAATATATTCTGCAACCCCGACTTTGTTATTCTAACTCGAAGCGCCCGAATCCCATTACTCATTGCTTGAGATGTTAAGTTTATTCTACGAACACTATTTCCATTTGTATAGATTGTATTAATTTGTCGAGTGCTTGTCTTATTAACATAAGTAAAGTCCAAAACATCATTCAGCTTCTTAGCTGTAATAATATCAGTATCATTAACTCCCATTTTAGCTATTTCAGTTGTGGCTATTTTTGCCTTCCCGGCTATTAATTCTGTAGCTGCTGGAGTTTCCGCATCGGAGATAGCTGTATTTGTTTCGGTTTTACTATAAACATCTAGGTTAGTACGTGCTGTAGATTTACTGGGAACATCTGATAAGTTGCTACTTGGATCTAGGTTTGCAGGAACCCATCCCGTCATACTTAAATTAGGGTTGATCGTATTGTTATTAGCAGTAGAGCGAACAATGTTGCCATTCGTTAAAGTAACTCGCTCATTTAAAGAATAGCCGCCAACTTTATTATACCAAGGTCCGCCAATGGTATCGTTAACCAGCTGTTGATTTAATCCGCTTGGAGTTTCTAGATTAGTAGATAACATTAAATTGGTATCAGCCAACAGTGCTGTAGAAATATCTAGTGCTGTAACATCACCCTCTTTACCAACAACCGTCGTAACCGACCCGACAACAAATAAAGACCTAAACCACTGTCTAAGTGTTTTGTCATAGGTAAAACGAGCTTCTAGGTTTGGCAACACACTGACTTGACCGCCAATTACAGAAGCGCCTGCTGAACTTAAATCAACAGTTATAGGGTTGCTAGAAAGATTATTTACAAGAACCTCTTGCCCATCTTCTGCCCAACTTGCTGACGGCAAGGCAACCGTTAGAGTTTTTGATGGGGAAGAATTTAATACTTTAACCCACATCGAAAGTCTGTTTTCAGATAAATCAAGTGTTTCATCTTTGTCTAGTCTTAAGTAATAACTTAAAACCTCAGTATTACTTATCCCATCTTGGACTTTAGCTATAAAATCAGGAACATTGATTCCTCGAAAGTCTGAGTCATTTCCTTTATATAGAACAATCAGATCACCAGAATCAAGTGAGTCTGTTCGGCTTAGTCTAGTTGTCATTTGCTAGAATCTCCATTGATTCAGTAGGCGATCCAATTGTATTGGTTTGAGTTGGTCGCACAAAAGTATTTCCTGTAAATTCTTTATGCCCTGCACCAATTGGCATGTTGCTAGGTAAGCGCATTTCAGGTTTACGAACCAGTCGAGCAAGTAAGCTATCATAAGCTGTCTTTGCGCTAATTCGTGTATCAATAGATAATTGCTTTCCATAGCTTGGTGCCAGCTTGATAGCAAGGTTTAAATAGATTGCCTCATTAGCTGCATCCATCACACCAGAATCATCATCTAAATCGCTACCACCCTGATTTGATGGCAAAGGGTAATTAACATTAATTCCAATTGCTGACCATGCCGCCATCATTGCATCAAGTTTAATTCGTGCACTATCTAACTGCTCAGGCTGCAAATCAAAGACATAAGACGCAAGCCCGATTTCTTCCAATGCTTGAGTTACAAACTCGCGCTTAGTCCATGACATAATTATTCACCTTTAAATAGTTTTTCTTTAAGGAGATAGGCTTCAAGCTGCCATACATTTTCACGAGCATTTTCACGAGAAATCTTATTACCAATTTCCTGATTGAAATTCTCCTTACTTACACATGCAGATTTACCATCTACCGTGAACCCATTTTTTAAAGTTAGTTGACAGATTACAGTCCGACCATCAGGAAGATTGGTATAAGTTTCACCAACAATAACACTATCAATATGATCAGGCGTTAAGCGTGGAGCATTTAAACCTTTGTCTTGAATTTCTTGTTCGATTTGCTGTTCTGAATTACTCATCATTTTCACCCAATTTTTCGTTAATAAGTTTTAAGATTGTTTCATCTTTGGTATTCGAACGGAAGTTGATTCCAAGCTCAGTTGCTTTTGCTTCAAGCTCATCACGAG